TAATTGATCCATTTTGGATACATTAGAGGTAACCTTTATAAATTCTTTGTAAGCTTCTTTTCTTTTTCTAACTCCTGATAACTGTTTAACTTTTTCAATTTTGGTATCATAGATAAAGTACTTGTAACCTCTATTAGATTTCATTTCTTTTTCATCCTGCGCTACGTAAGGGTGCGCACATGCGAATTTCCATCTTATGTAATCCATTAAATTTAATGGTTCTCCATTATCATCTGTTCCTACTTCTAAATCTGTTCCTGTAGATTCGATAGTAACAGTCATGTTATGGAAATATTTTTTTACCTCTTTCATAAAATTAATGTCACTTGCGTCGACACCAATTATTTGAGGCATGTATTTTTTTTGTTCTGCAAAGGTAAGACCTGTTTGAGAGTCTCCATTACTAGAAAAAGTGGAACCTATTTTTCGTTTAGCTTCTGCATAAACGTGTTCCGGTAAATTTGTTGCGTTAGCTTTTCGTTTTAAAACTACTTTTCTTGAACTCATGATTTTATTTTCTATGTTAAACAAAACAGTAAAGGGGAGCATTTCTACTCCCCTGACTGCTTATAAATTTATGATTTTACACATTCTAAGTGTAGACAGTTTGTAGCTCGTCTAATTGCGATACCACATTCTTTCATAAAGTGAACTGATGCACCATCAACGTCGTTAGCTCTTAAAGAGTTACCGCTGTTGAATCCTGGAGGTACTGAAGCACCTGCAACTGCCCATCTTACTAATTCTCTACCTTTTCTAGATACCATCTGTACGTTGGTTTCACCATCGTAAGTTGACATGTCTAAGAAAATCATTCTGTAAGATTCCATTGGTAATCCAGTCACTGGGTGTTTTGGACTATTCAATGCTCTTGCACCATGATCAAATAAAGGTAAATGTCTCACTGTTACTGTGTGACCATCAATATGTCTGTATGAAGTAAAGAAACCACCTAACTGCAATGTTGAACCTGACCCTGTAACAAAGTTAGAAGGATCTGTGTTCTTGATATAAGTACCAGAACTTAGTTCAGATTTCATTGCGTTATCGAATTCTTCCATTCCACCTAAACCTGTGAACAATACTATGTTCATGTCTTGAGCATCAGAAGCACCATATAATGCATCTCTTACTACTGACTTGATTTTTGTAGCTGTTAATGTAGAGTAAGTATCTACGTTAGGAATTTGCTCTAATACTCCAGAACCAAGTGGAATTGGTTTTCCATTGTCGTCTTTCATGTGAATAACACCTTCAGAAGATCTGTTGTATTTAGAATACCAAAGAGCGTATTCAGTTTCTTCTTTCCATCTTAACATGTGTTGGTACTCTTCGAAGTCATACCATAAAGCAGTTTTTCTACCGTCTACGTTAAACTCAAAGTTTACAACTCTATCAGGTGCATTACCTTCATAACGGTAAGACTTTCTGATAAGAGAAATTTGATTTCTCATTTTAGATGGAGCAACCCAATTGCTCTCATTACCAACTGATCCAGAGATCGCTGTTGGCGCGAATAATTGTACCCAGTTTTTACCAGCTACATCAGATGCTCCGATTGAATCGTTTTCATCTGCAGTAACTAATTGTAAAGTATAAACCCATTGTCCACTTGCGTTTTCATATGGTTCATCCATTACTCTTGCCTGGATTCCATTCTCACTTTCAATAATGTATTGTTTGATAAACCATTTGCTATCAAAGGCTACTTTAAATCGTGTGTAATTTGCACCTGATCCAGAAACTAGTGAACTAGATCTAACTGCTTTGTTTAGTCTACCCATTACTGGATAATCGTACTCAATGTCGTTGATGTACTTTACTGAACCAGTTCCTTCAGTAAGAAAAGAAAGAGGAAACCTCTTGTCTTCTTTTCCTGCCAAGTGAGTGATCACAGGTGATAATACATCAGGCTGAGTAAGAAGAGCGCTCGCTAACGAGTTCTCATCTGTCATTCCTTCTGCGTTGAAGAAATCTTCGTATAAACGAAGTCTTTTTGCGTTGTCTGCTGCCATGATTAAATAAATATTAAAGATTAAAATTAAAAATTTGTGTTTAGCCTAATAGCTTATCTAAAGTTGGAATATTAGGTCGACCATTACTAGTCTTGTTATATCCTCCTTTATTACCCTTCATTCTTCTAGAAGCTGTTGGTTTGCTTGATTTCAATTTAGATTTCAAACTTGCCGCTTGCTTTGTATTTACTTTGGCGCTTACTAATTTAGATATGTCTAATCCCTTATACATAAGGTATTCCATTGCTAGAATAGACTCTTGATCTAACTTTTCTCTATCTATAAGTCTTTGGCTTCTACCGTTATTATCTACTGGTGTTG